TGGAGCGTTGCCGCCATCTAGTTCAAACACACACCACGCATCAGCAGCAGGTCTAGACGAAGCAGCGTTTCCAAAAGACCCACGAACACTTGTCATAGCACCACCACCTGTAGTTGATAGTAGCCAGAAGCATTGGTGCGATTTAGTATCTCCCCGTAATCTGGTCTGTAGACTATGGTATTAGCCCAAGAAGTATCGCCTGTTCTTATCATCATTCCAAATCTAACCCAAAAACCGTTCACGGTTTTAGGGTACTGGTTTGTGTTTAAGGCGTGGGCAAAAAATGCTCTGCCGCTATCAGAGTATTGTGTCCCAACAGTTCGTGGTTGCACAAATATTTTATACCCTACGTGGGACACAGGGGTAACAAATTTAAAGGGAATGGCTCCTGTGCTTATTCCCTGTTGTGAAGTGGTTGTGCTTCCTATCTGTGCCGTGTAAGCAGCGTCATCTAAAGTCAGGTTGTATCCGTTTATAAAATTACTAACCGATGGGCCTGTAAGTCCTGAATCAAATCCAGTCAGACACCACCCCAAAACAGACTGACCCCCACCAAACACTGCTGTAATTGCACTGTTGGGCATTACAGTGTCCTTGAATTTATAGGCACAGGGGTGTGTGCCAACACAGAAATTGTGTGTACTGACGAAAGGCTCATGTTAGTTCTTTAAGTACTGCTGCAAGTTTATTGTCTATGGGTACGTCCGCTGTGATTAAACCGTCAAAAACAGTCTGCTCATCTATGTAGTCCAAATACAGCAAGACTGTTTTCAGTAGTGGGTGTATACTGCTTTCTAACTTGTAAAACAACATACGGGACGCAGGAGTGCGTCCAAAAACGTTACCAAGCACCACGAGGTGATTAAGCAGCAGAATTATTCGTACGTTTCCTGTGCGTTTGTACCGTTTCAGCAAACGCTTAATATATTTAATTCTGGCAAGATCTTCAGTAAACTCTGCCATGCCCATACAGTCTGAATTGGTGTAGTTTCCAATACAGTACAGCATGAAGTTGTCGCGGTTGAGTGTTTTAAATTCCATGATAAACTAGTTACAACCACCTGTGTTTGCTACATTTTTTTTCTTTCCAGACGATTCTTGTTTTTGATTCGTGAACCACCAATAACTTCACCAGTAATTGCCAGTTGAGAGTGTAGTTCTGCATTACTCATTCCGCTTGATCGTGAGTTTTCTGATTGGCGTAGTTGACGGCGAGCCCACCGCTGTCCCCGAACTGCTTCTCGTGGACTAATGGGTGCACTGCCTTCTTTCACCATCCGTGAGCGTGTTTGTGAATCCCATTCACCGTAAGAAGGGGTTTCCAAAGGACGAAGTTTTTTATTTGATGAATTTACAGAAGACGGTTTAGTTGATCCACGCAATCGTTTTCCTAAACTATGCAGAGATTTTGTTAACACTCCCTCTTTCACTGATCCTCGTGCCGCTTTCTTTACCTTCGTCTTCGCTTCCTCCACAGTCTCTTCCTGCATGGGCTTCTTCTTTTTGGCGCGAAGCAGTTTAAAGTCCTGCGCGTCTAGTCGCTTGTTCTTGTTTACATCAAGTCGCTTCTGACCGCCGACTAATTCTTCTTTTACGGTGTTTTTGTCTTCTGATATCTCTGGCACAAACTGCGAAGGCTCTAATTTAGCGGTTACACGATACAATCCGTCTTCATCAGAAATACTCACCAACAGAGTAAACTCCTGTAATCCAGCGTCAGGAGTAGCCTTACCGTCAAAACGAATACCGCCTGCACCAGACACACCACTATATCCGTCTACACGACCAAACAAGGTAACTGGCACAACAAATGTACCGATTGTGCTTCCCTGCCACATCCACGGAGTCCACGGAAAGTCAAGCATGAACAGGTTCAGGCGCGTGCGGATTTTAACCATTGCGTCATTAATATGCTGATGGGTAAAACTGTTGAGTGAATTAAGAACCGCGTTCACCTTCATCAGGAGGTTTGCATTCGTAGGGCCAACATCGTTGTCAATGCCACGATTAGGGTAACCTGTAAGGGTTTCCTTGTACTCGCTTTCGTGTAGTGTGTTGCGAAAATCCTTGAATTGTTTGGTGTTCTCGTTCATGTGTCGATACCCCTTTTTGTTTAATTAGTAGACAAACTCGCCCATTTTTTTCTTGTTTTTTGTGAAAGATATCATAAATTATTCCGATGTGGTATCTGAACGGTAATCAGCATCAGAACCACGCCTGTTCCCACTACCTGCTTTTTTTCTACGATCTTTTGCCCAGTACATCTTGCCACTCTTGATGTCCTGCCGAGCCAACGGGTGAGTTGAACCAAGTGTAGGGGGAACAGATTTATTCATCTTTACAGAGTGTTTTTTGTAATCTTCTTTTGCTTTATTTAGTATGGATTGGGCATCAGAGCCTTCCCACTTTGTTTCATCAAGTTCAGCTCGAAGACTAAAAAATGTTTTTCCTTCGCTTACGCTTTTCCATCCACCACCGTGTTCGTTGTACCACTTTACAGCCCACCCATTAGCGTAAGCTGAAGGGTACACATCAAATTTAGAACGAGCCTTTGCTTTTGCGCGTGACCACAGTTCAGGTTTCGTGGGTTTGTTCTTCTCCATAAGGGCTTGCGCGTCTTCACACAACCACAGCATATCCATTCCTTCTTGCGTGGGAACCTCGAACGACTCTTCAAAAGTTTCCTTGCCAAGCGTATTCTTGAACGCATTAAACAGCACAGGCGAGCCAGTAATCTTTGACACCATTGAGTCCAACATGGTAATCATCATGTCTCGGTACACTTTGGACATTGCCATGGTTTTTGCTTTTGCTGGTGACTCAAGAGCACGGCGTGCTGCCAGCACATCTTTTTTCTTTACCAACCCACTACGGAGCAGAGTTTTTTGACGTTCCGATTGAATACTTTCAGTTACCGTGGTGGATTCTTTTGCGAGTGACGAACGGAGAGCAGTGTACAGTGTTTTATTGTTTAGTACACGGTCAACCACATCCACCAAAATTTCCTGCATAAGCATTCGATACGCAGGGTTCTTCATTGCCTTTTCAGGGTCTGAAAACAGGTTAACAGCACGGCGAACATTGTTTTTTGACACCAGTCCCATACGGAGCAAAGTATTTAATTTAGATGTTATGGCTGGGGATTTTCCCGATAGTTGCATATATGTCTCCTGTTGTTTCTTTATTTAGATTTCTTTAAGTGGCTGGTCATGCGGGGAGAGTTGCCTTTTCCACTCCGTTGAGTCTCGGGTTCAACCCTTCTTTTTTGAATTACAGCCCGCTTTTTCTCTTTGTCACTCATCTCACTGGCGGTTTCAGGGGTATTACTGTTTACTCGTGTGCTTGGGCGGCATTTTGGATACTTGCCCTTGGAGGTGTCTGAACGACCACACGGAGGATACTGTCCCGTCTTGGGGTCTTTCTTGCCCCCAATATTTACCCACTTTTCCTTGAACCAGTCTGAAAGGTCTTCGTCAATCGCGCACGGGGGAGTTTTGAATTGGGTGTTGTGCTTGGAAAAACCGCCAGTTTGACCTGGCGTGGTGGCTCTTCGTTTACTCTTGTCGCTCTCTAGCAGTCGTGTAGCAGCAGCAGAGTATATTTCAATGTAATTAATGCCTTCTTTCAATGATGACCTCCCCCTTACCCGTTTAGGTTTTGATGTTGCCATACCAATTTTTAGATCACCAAACAGTGCTTTAATATCTTTTTTGTTTGCACGACGAGGCATACCGCTGATAAAAGTAGCAGTGTCGTTTGCCGCAACAGCAGCACGCAGTTTAGACGCACTCATGCCCTGTACTCCACCTGCAATAGAGTCTCGTTTTCCTGCTTCAACAGTTCGAAAACTTTTTAATTTTAATCGGGTGCTGCCCTTGCCTGGTTTCATAAAGTCTTTGAACATTTCGTAGTTGCCTTGGCGGTCTTCACCACTCACTAACACCACATGATCGTAACCCTTGTCTGCAAGCCAGTACAACATATCCACAGGATTACGAATCTTTTGATTGTTCACAAAGTTACCTTCAGGAAAAAAAGTCTTTAAATAATGAAACTTTTTACGAGGAGACAAGGGATTTTTATAGGGATCGCTTGTACGACTACTAAACATGGCGTGATCAGCACCCATGTTACGCGCAACCTGAATTACTTTATCAACAAGCAGTTGGTGACCAGAAGTTGGTGGTTGAAATCGTCCAAACCCAACCACAACGGTTTTTTCTGAACGCGCAGACCGAGTTTTATCTCTAAACTGTTTTGCCACTACGGATCACCTCTAATACTAGTTATTTTTTATTCCAAATACTACCAATATTAAAATTGCTACGCGAAAAGTCGAGACGATCTACTAATTTTAATGCCTGATTACTCATGCGATCAATTGCCACATAGCCTTCAGGAGTAGTAACACGGTATCCCTTGCTGTCTTTTATGAATGTTCCTACTTCGCCTTTTAGTAACGACAGTTTGTTGACAACACTTAATTTAAGAGTAGACAACCCATTATGTAGTGAAAAAATCTGATTAATCTGGTTGCGATTTGCCTTGATCCAATCCATGGACGGTGTAGTTTTTGTGCTTGGTTTTTTTCTGATTATTTTTGTTTTTTGTGCCATTAGAGCAAGCAATTGGTTGACATCAGCGTGACCGCTGCCCTTGTTGGAACGCACCAACCCATTAATATAAGTTTTGATAGAGGTTTTTACCCCCTCATTACGGGACAATGCGTTCATTACGGTTTTAAGTGATGCTGCTTTTTGTGTAAGTGTAGAGATTGAACGCTCAATGTTTTCGCGTTCAACATGAGAAAACAGAGCGGTGCCGTTTGCAACACGAAGGGTGGCATTATCAAACCACACATTGCGTGATTTTTTTAAATACGATATGTCGGGATTAAACCGCGCAACCATGGTAGAAATAGAGTTGCCTTCATACGCTGTGTGAAACACAATACCCACCTTTGCAGCAGCAATTCGTTTACCTAATTGACTTTTAGGATCCACAGCGTAGGTAATGGTGTTTGCACGAAATGTAAGATAGGTATTGCCGTCAATCTTTTCCCGCACAAGTGTGTCCTGATCAAACAGGAGATCGCCTTGCAGCACTCCACTAATTCCTAATTTAGAAAAATATTTAAGTGCAAGTTTAAGTTTAGCGTTCAATCCGTCATTAGGATGGTTTGTGTCAATGTCATCAGGTGTAAAGTTTAGTTTGGGTGTAACATTAAACACACTTTTTGTGCCCACAAAAAACCGACCGCTTGACGGGTCGATTCCACACACAATTGCAGGTGCGCCATCCCACTTTACAGTAACATCGTATGCACTTGGATTGTTTGCACTAAACGCTTGAATCACTCCACGAATAGACTGTATAGACCTTTTAAACCCACTGTATCCGCTGTTTAGAATTTCGTCTTCAAGGTGTTCCAAGTGGACATTTTTTCCACCCGTTGCCTTTAACGCCTCTGTAAGATGTTCAGTGAATCCAATCAAACCAGTCCTCCGTTTCCATTATTTATACTAAAGAAAAACGGCAGGAAAACCTGCCGTTTTAGAGTTTACGGGTAACATACCACTTTATTTCAGGGATTCAATTTCTTGCGTTCCCTTCTTGCACGAGCCGCTGCTGCTAACACACTAGTGTGCTTACCAAGACTTGAGTAATTTCCTGATTTGATACGGTCTTCACGCTTTTTAAGCCATTTGTCACGCATACTGAAGTACGCGTCACCAAGACGCTTCTTGTTTTCAGGATTCGAAAGCCCACGGGAACCTATTCGTGCCCTGTCGTATGCTTTACCAAGACGGGTTAATTTCATTAACCCTGCTTCATCAATCTTCTCTGATTCTTCGCTCACCGTGGTTTTAAACTTTTTACCCTCTATCGCTGATTCTATTAGTTTATCAGGATTCAGATTCAGTTTTTCACAGAGATGCAGGACGATTTCTTCCAAAACAGAAACGTAAGTCCTCTGTGAGTTTTGTACTCTATCAATGCTCTTATTGACAGAACAGTGGGTATTATTATTAAATCTTGACATGAATAGAATATCCTCTGTTTTTTATTAATTAGAAACTATTGGCTGCTGGTATTTATACATTCTAATTGCTTCCACCAAATCTTCAATGTACTCACGAGGATCAGCGGTAAACACCTGACACCCGCCTTCTTCCACACCAATCACAATAGCAATATTTTTAAGTTGCTGACCTGTTCGGTCTTGCCACATGAGCGAGTACGCAGTTGCTTGCATAAAGTAGTCGAAAATAGAGTCTTCTGACTTTGAGTAATTTGATGACTTAAAGTCAATAACAGAAGGAACACCATCGTATTCCCCAATGCAATCCGCTCTGCCTGCAAGACCAACCTTTGCTGACCACAACGGAACTTCAATGGCAAACACTTTGTTAATACGATCAATATCTTTTTGCATTGATACAAAAAGATCTCCCTCTGCTGTTCCTGCTGTTTGTTTAATGGCAGCAGGCGTAAGAGTATTGCGGAGATACGTTTCAATAAGTGAGTGGAGTTTTGTGCCACGAGACAGCACTCGCGCAGACTCTTCAGGGTTGTCGCGTCTCCACTTTGCAAAAAAATCACGCTTTTTCCACCCTGTAACAGTGGTTACGGACGGAAAAACTCCGTCAGGAGTCAAGTACTTTCTACTGCCACCGCTCTCAATGTTTTGAATGGTTTCATTTAAAACCACAAACTCATGACAAAAAGTTTTCATTTTTTATTCTTCGGGGTGTTCGTCCACTGTTTCGGTGTCTGGCTCTTCAGGCAGCGTGTTTTCAGAACTTGGTGTTTTTTGCACAGGTGTTTGATTACGATTTTGCCACTTATTCGCAGCTTGCCACTCAGGATTATTTTTTTGATTTTGCTGTATCCAAGCAAGATAATTTTTCATGTTTGTCATGATGTTCTCCTTTAGTATGTAGTTGTTGTGTTAAATTTTTCTGTATCCTAGTCAATTATTTTAGAGTAACTGCTTATTAACTCCTCTGATGAACGGGTGTATACAGACGCTTGTTTTGAAAATTCGCTTAAAACCGCCTCGGTAAACGGGTGGGCCAGTCCGTATTTTACAATTGCAGGCAGCACAATACCCACTACTGCTTCTTGAATGTACGAGTACTTGGTGTCAAAATTAAAGGACTCTTGCCCTTGTTCACGCAGCAGTTGTTTGCTGACTTCTTGAAATGCTAGTCGGTCTTTTTGTGGAATAGTGTACAGATTTTTTTCTGCTGTTTCTATTAAATCACAAACACCTTTTACCGCAACGGTTTTCATATAGTAATCGCACTCTTCTTTTAATGTCAGGAATTCAAGAGAAGTAGTGTTTTTTCGTAACCGTTTCAGAACATCACAGTAACCAAACAGTTTGATTTCGTTGTTTTCTACACGCACAAAATTGGAGTTCTGCATGGCATACGAAATGCTACAGACTCGTTCAAAAATATTTCGTGAAGAAAAAGACTCTGCGTACACTGTTTGATCACCCTGTGTCCAACAGCGAAACATATTACCAAATTTAGGAATAAAACGAACAGCAATGTCTTTGGATGAAATCAGTAAAACTTTTGGTGAGTACTTTTCGAGTAAAGAACACACAACAAAACCAACAGTTTTTGGTGCAGAGTTTTTGTCTACACTGCACCGTATAGACAAAGGACTTGTTTTATTTGATAACTGATATGTAAGAGTACAAAAATTTGTGTCTTGTGCCACACAAACCGATCCACCGTTATCAGTTTGCTCATAATTTATCATTATCTACTTACTTTCGTTTTCTTGTTCGTATTCCGAACGTGAGTCGTTTTCGTAAAGATATTCTGCGCTTACGCCTTGCCTGTGCCCGTTTACCACGACTTTTACGGGCAGTTTTCCTTGCACTAAGTTTCAGTTTTCTGAGTTGTGAAGCAGACCGCTTCATACAAGTTCTAGGAGTTTTCTTTTTAAAGCCAGGAGCGCACTTGAAAATAATTCTCTTTTTGCCTTTTCGCACCACAATTTTACGCTTTGCGGCAATTTCATTCAGCATTTCACTTTCCACAATAAACTCTTCGTCTATCTCGTCCTCTTCTTCCGTGTCAATAGTAATATCTGCTTCTTCCACAGGATCAATAATGTGAATTATATCGTCTTTTTCTTCCCACTCTATACCTTCTTCATCCAAATAGTCCACCACGTCTTCCCGTGAAAAGTTGGGCATATCAAGCACAATTTTGTGTTCAGTGAGTTCTGCATTAAATTCATCAAACAGTATGCGTTGCAGAGACGCAAATGCAAGATCGCGTAACTCCTTAAACTGTTTCATGGTGTCTTTATTTTTTTCCATGCCGCTCTTCCTTGGGCAACACGTTTATTAGCTGCT